AAACTGAAAAGGCTACTAAGGTAAAGAAATCTAAAGAGGATTAGAAATGTCTAACTATACGAAGACAACCAACTTTACTGCCAAAGATTCTCTACCATCAGGTAATGCTGGAAAGATTGTCAAAGGTTCTGACTTTGACACTGAGTTTGACAACATTGCAACTGCTATCTCTACTAAGCAGGATATTGCTTCGTTAGGTACAATGGGTACGCAGAATGCAAACAACGTAACCATCACTGGCGGTACGATGAGTGGCATGACATCTATTGCTGATGCTGATGGTAATGTTCGTGGTATTCAGAAATCTGGTTCTACAAAAACAACTTCGTATACGTTAGTAGCAGCAGATGCTGGTAACTTCATTCAAGTAGAATCTGGAGGTTCTATTGTTGTTCCAACATCCGTATTCACTGCTGGTGATAGTGTCATCATCTTTAACAACACCACAGGTGATATGACAATCACTTGTAGTGCTGTTACTGCTTATGTTGGTGGTATTAGTTCAGCAAAGACTTCAGCAACACTTGCCACTAGAGGAATTGCTACGATATTGTTCGTAACTTCTTCGCTTGCTGTGATTGTAGGTAACGTAAAATGACAGCCCTTCCTGCCTTCTTAGGGGCTAGTATAGCTAGGCCTGGACAAGAAGTATTTACAACAGCAGGAACTTTTACATGGACACCTCCCCCAGGTGTTGAATCAGTTTGTGTAGTTACTGTTGGTGGTGGTGGGGGCGGTAGTAGTTGGTATGGAGGTGCTGGAGGAGGTGGTTTAGGGTATAAAAACAACATAGCTGTAGTACCAGGAACAGCTTACACAGTTGTTGTTGGAGCTGGTGGTGCTAGTGTTTTCTTTCCAACAACTCCAGGAAATAATGGAGGGGACAGTTATTTTAAAGATACTTCTACTTGTGTTGGTTACGGCGGACAAGGTGGTCAATATGACACAGGTGGTTCTGGTGGTGGCTATGTAGGCGATGGTGGTGGTAACGGAGGTAACGGAGGTGCTACTACTGGAGGCGGTGGTGGAGCAGGTGGATACGCAGGTAATGGTGGAAATGGCGGATCATCTGGAGGAGCAGGAAGCAGTGGCTCAGGTGGGGCTGGTGGAGGTGGTGGTGGTTCCACAGTAAATCAAGAAGGTGGCGGTGGAGGAGGTGGTGGTGTTGGTTTATTAGGTCAGGGATCTTCTGGTTCAGGTGGTAATGGAGGGAACTGGGATACAGTCACTTCTGGTGGAGGCGGATCGGGTGGTAGTAGCGGAAGCTATCCTTTTGCTATAGGTTTTGCCGGTGCTTACGGTGGTGGCGGTGGTGGTGGTAACGCTGGGAATCTTCCAATGCAAGGTGGTAGTGGTGGTGGCGGTGCAGTAAGAATTATATGGGGAGCAGGACGTTCATTCCCGTCAACTAATACCGGAGATGTGTGATGGCTCTCCAAGCAGACGAACACGTAAAGCAAGTTGGTGATGCCTTATCAATCATTACAGTTGTAGGTACTCTAGCTGAACTACTACCTGCAATGGCTGCTGTTCTCACCATTGTATGGACTGCAATCAGGATATGGGAAACAGATACAGTACAAATGATCTTTGGAAGGAAGAAAGATGAAAGCTAAAAAGAAACCCATGAAGAAAGAAGAGTATGCTTCACCGATGGCTAAGAAGAAGCATGAGAAGACTGAATCAAAGGCTATGAAGGCTAAAGAAAAGAAGATGGGTTACCCGTCATGAAGAAGTCACCAGCTAAAGTAGGTAAGGTTATGCGTGAATATAAAGAAGGAACACTACACAGTGGTAAAGGTGGTCCTGTAGTTAAGTCACGTAAGCAAGCGGTTGCCATTGCCTTATCAGAGGCTGGTATGACTAAGAAGAAAGGAAAGAAATGATGAAACCCTGTCCAGGATGTCCTACCCCAGCTAAGTGCAAGAAAGCTGGTAAGTGTATGATGAAAGCCAAAGAAGCAAAGAGAACAAAGTGAAACCAGGACTATACGCTAACATCCAAGCCAAGCGTAAGCGTATTGCTGAAGGCTCTGGTGAAAAGATGAAGAAGCCTGGAAGTAAAGGTGCTCCAACAGCTAAAGATTTCAAGGAGGCAGCTAAAACTGCTAAGAAGAAATGAAAGACTCTAGATTGGAAAGGGCAGGAGTGTCTGGGTACAACAAACCGAAGCGTACACCGGACCATCCTACGAAATCTCACATTGTTGTTGCAAAGGACGGTGATCAAGTAAAGACGATTCGCTTCGGACAACAAGGTGTTAAAGGTTCTCCTGAAGGTTCAGCAAGGAACAAAGCCTTTAAAGCTCGTCATGCAGAAAACATCTCAAAAGGTAAGATGTCAGCGGCTTACTGGGCCAATAAGGTGAAATGGTAATGGCTACCTTTCTTGATTGTGTTAATGGCGTTCTTAGGCGCATCCGTGAGGATGAAGTAGTTGCTGTTATTCAGAGTGACTACTCTAAACTCATTGGTGATATGGTCAATGAAGCTAAGAGAGAAGTTGAAGATGCTTGGAACTGGTCTGTGCTTCGTCAAACGATCACAGTCACTACATCAGCATCAACAACGAATTATGCTTTGTCTGGTTCTAATCTAAGAACTAAGATTGAAGATGCTTTCATACCCGCTGCACACTGGTATCTACGTCAGCTATCAGCAGCAGAGATGAACATGTACTTAAATGTTCTCAGTGCTCCTACTGGTCGTCCTAGCAGTTATGCTATGGCTACGACAAGCTCTGCTGGTGTATTGTCCGTTGATGTATTCCCTGTTCCAGATGCAGTTTACACACTGAAGTTTGATTGCATTGTACCTCAAGCAGATCTTGTTAATGATACTGATGTTATCTATGTACCATCAGATGTTGTTATCCAAGGTGCTTACCTACGTGCTATCAATGAACGTGGAGAGGATGGTGGTCGTCTATCTGATCAGCAAGCAGATCTTTATCGTAAGACACTTGCTAACTATATCTCTATTGAAGCTGGTAGAGAGAGTGATTTAGTTCTCTGGGAAGCAGTATAATGGCTGATCAACTAAGACCAGTAACAGTTGTTGCTCCTGGTTTCTTTGGATTAAACACACAGGACTCTTCTGTTACGCTACCTAAAGAGTATGCTTTAAAGGCAGAGAACGCTGTTATTGATCAGTTTGGTCGTATTGCCTCTCGTCGTGGTTGGGTTAAAGTAAATAGTTCTTCAGGGTTTAACAGCACAGAACCTTCTTTGATTAAAGAAGTCATTAAGACTGATGGAACCAAAGAGATCTTAAGTATTGGTGATAATAAGATCTATTCAGGTACAACGTCATTAACACTGAAGTATACTGGTAGTACTTGGACAGCACAGAATTGGAAAGCAGTAGACTTTAATGGTTTTACTTACTTCTTTCAACGTAATCATGCTCCGTTGATATACGTACACAGTACGAACACTATATCACTGATGTCCGCTTATGGTAGCTATAGTGGTTCAGTACCACAAGCTAACGAAGTATTAAGTGCTTTTGGTCGTCTATGGGTTGCTGACACAAGCACTGATAAACGTACTGTTACATGGTCAGACTCACTGCAGGGTTTTGCTTGGACTGGAGGCTCTTCAGGATCTGTAAACATTGAAAAGGTATTGACTAATGGCACTGACACCATCACAGCCTTAGCAGCCTTTAACGGCTATCTTATCATCTTCTGTCGTCGCTCTATCATCATATACAATGGTGCTCAGAATGACCCAACAACAAATCTATCATTGGTTGAAGTCATTGATGGTGTTGGTTGTATCAGCAGAGATACGGTACAAGATGTAGGCACTGATATCTTCTTCTTGTCCGATAGCGGTGTTAAAAGCCTAGCTAGGGTTATTCAAGAGAAGTCTAATCCGATCTTTGATATCTCTCGTAATGTCAAGAATGATTTGATCACTGACATTGCTACCAATGGTAACGATGACAACATCAAGTCTGTTTACTCAGATGCTGATGGTTTCTACTTATTAAGTCTTCCTTCAAGAAAGATAATCTATTGCTTTGATGTTAAGTCAAGGCTACAGGATGGTTCCTGTAAAGTCACTACATGGACAATAGCACCGATATCGTTTTGTGCTACCAGTGATCGTAAATTGTACTTTAGCAGAACAGGCTATATAGCTCAATACTCTGGTGCAAGCGACAATGGGGCAGCATATACGTTCTCTTACTATACTTCAAACATTGATGCCCAATCACCAGGAATATTTAAGATACTTAAGAAGATGACGATGCTTCTTATTGGTGGTAACAACACCACTATCAATATTCGATGGGCTACAGATTACAGTAACAGCTACAAAAGCAGTCAATACACACTACCTACAATAGCTCGTGCTGAGTACAACATTGCTCAGTACAACATTGATGAATACAACATAGGTTACAACACTGGTCTATCTGTTCGTAAAATAGAAAGACAGATTAGCGGTACTGGCGGTGTATTCCAGATAGGTATTGAAGCTAACATAGCAACAGAAACAATCTCCGTTCAACAATTGGACGTATTTGTGAAAACAGGTAGGGTCATATAATGGCTGATTCCGCAAGAAATGCTTTTGATCAAGCAACATCAAGCATTACTAACCTTTATCAATCAATTCTTCAGAGATCCCCTGATCAGAATGGTTTACAGTTCTGGGTAGACTCATTGAATAAAGGTACAGCTACGCTAGATGATGTAGCTAATGCTTTTAAGAATAGTGATGAGTATATTGTCAGTGCTTTAAAGACAGGACAACAAGTTACGATACCTTCTGTGTCTGACTTCATCAACAGGAACAGCAATGATCCTAAGGCTGTTCAGTTAGCTGCTAAACAATATGGTTTAGATCTACCTGCTATCAGTAAAGCATTAAACCTATCTACATCAGAGACTCAGGATTACTTTAGAGCTGCTGGTGTTCCTCTAGGTACTATGCTAACTGGTTCTCTACAAAGAACCTTTGGTGGTCCTAGTAATGTAAGACAGTTAGATAAAGGTGAAGACTTAGTAACCGAACAAGTCATCGGCGCACAGGACGGTAAGTTACTGGTGCAGCAGTACGATGCTTATGGTATACCAACATCAACAAGACTAACTACGCCTAATCCTTCTGATGCTCAAGGTTGGTTAAAGGCTCTAGGAATTGTTGGAGGTGCGATAGGTGCTAGTAACTTACTTGGTAATCTAGGTGGAGCTGCTGCTGTATCTGATGCTGCTTTCATAGCCTCTGATGCTGCACAACTAGCTGCTCAAGGTATCCCAGAATCACAAATTGCTCAGATCCTTGAGTTCAGTGGTGTTGATGCTTTCATTGCTGCTGATGCTGCTAATCTCGCTGCACAGAACTTAGCACCGACACAGATTGAACAGTTGTTAAATCAATCCGGTGACGGTCTTCGTTTATTTGATGTCCCTCCAACAACACCTACACCAACAACTCCAGAACCTCCTCCGACAACTCCTCCGGAAACCCCAACAACACCTCCGCCGGAAGTACCTCCAACAACGCCTCCGGAAGTTCCTCCTACAGTACCTCCGGAAGTGCCACCGACAGTTCCACCAGAGACTCCTCCGGTAGTACCTCCGGCAACTCCACCTGTAGTTCCTCCTGAGGTTCCTCCAGTAGTGCCTCCTGTTACACCGCCAGTTATTCCTGGCACGGATCTAAACAGTTTATTTGGTAACTTAGGTAACACACTACTGTCTGGTTTTAAAGGAATTGCTGGTTCTTTACTGTCAGGGCTTGCTGGTAACAACCAAGCAAACACTATTGGTCAGTTAATCAATGCTGGTGTTAACTATCAACAAGCTAAGGCTGCTGCTGATGACTTACTTAAGTCTGGTCAGATCAGTCAACAGCAATACAATGCACTTGCATCTAACATCCAAGGACAGTATAACAACCTAGCAACACAGACAGGTAAACAGTTAGGTGAGTTTACACCTTATGGCATCACTACCAACTTGTTTGGTCCTGCTGGCCAGAACATTCAGAATGCTGCAATGCAGGCTGCACAGCAGTCCTTCAACCAAGCAGGTCTAACTAATGTTGATCAGTTATCTCAGGACTATTACAACAAGTTAGCTGCATTGTCAGCACCAGAGCAGCAACGTCAGCGACTAGCCACTGAAGAACGCTTACGTTCTCAAGGAAGATTGGGTGTAAGTGGTTCTGCTTATGGTGGTACGTCACCAGAGTTGTTAGCTATGGAACAAGCTATAGCACAGCAGCAACTACAACGTGAGCTACAGTCTAGACAGGCTGCATTAGGTGAACGTGGTACGTTACTGTCTCAAGGCACTGCTGCACTACAACCTGCTGTACAGCTTGGAACCACAGCACAGCAAGCAGCACAACAACAGTTTGCTTCTAACCTTGCTAGACAGAATCTGTTAACTAACTTGCAGACACAAGGTATTCAATCTGCTGGTGTACTACAGCGTCAAGGTCTACAAGACTTGTTAGCAAGACAGCTACAAGCTACAGCAGCTAGGTCTGGTGCTAATCAACAACTAACACAAGGCTTGTTAGGTGGTGCTGGAGGCTCTAATGCCTTAGGTGGTGTTGTTGGTAGTGCTCTAGGTAATCTGTTTAATCCTAATGCAGCAGGTAACGTAAACTCTTTAGGTTTTGGTACTGGCTTGGGATACGGTAATCAAGACATTGGTCTGTTTATCTAAGGAAATATAATGGCACAGCAACAGATGAGTTTGTTTGGTCCTAGCCTAGCACAGACACAGGCTGGTATCGCTCAGGAGGATGAGGCAATCACTGCTAAGTTAGCACAACTTAGTCCTGAGCAACAACTAACAAGGGTAGCTCTACAGGGTGGAAGACAAGCTGGTAGAGCTTTAGGTGGTTTGTTCGGTATAGAAGATCCTAGGTTGAAGGAAGCAGCGCAGCAAGAAGCTATCTTCAAAGAACTGAAGGATAGTGGTGTTGACTTCACTGACTCTGAGCAACTATACCCTGCATTGATTAATGCTTATCAGTCCAGAGGTATGATTGACAAAGCTATCGTCACTGCTGCAAAGCTTGAGGATATTAAGTCTAGTAAGTTAAAGACAAGACTAACTGAAGCACAGATTAAGTCTGCAGAGGGTGTTGAGAGTAGAGCACAAGAGTCTGCTAAGATGGCTGCAGAACGCTATGATTATGAAAAAGGTCAGAGAGCGTTTGAAGAGGCTAAGAAACAGGTTGACTTTGTTAAATCTGTTCAGGATGTTACTACAAAAAGTATGCAAGCAGAGGCTGCTAAGATTGCATTGGATAAAGCTAAAGCTGAGTTGGAAGCAATGCCTGAAGGATACTTTAAGAAACAGTTCGAACTAAAGCTTGAAAAGTTAGACGCTGACATCAAAGCTTCAAAGGCTTTAGCAACTTACCGTGAAAGACCACCTAGAGCAGATCAATTACGTAAGATGGCTGAAATACCTGTCAGAGATGATCTTGGTAATGTTGTCGGTAAGACGATTGTCTATAGCGATGGTACGCAAGAGACAGTGATGGGTAACCAACCTGCACAGGGAGATGTAGCAGCACAGACAGCACGTGGTGTTATCCCTGGCTCTACTGTCTCTATGGATCAATTGTTAGCAGAACGTAAGCGTAGGCAACAAGCAGCTGGAGCTAAATAATGGCACTCAGTCCTGAAGCACTTAAACTGCTATCAGACGCTGACTTAGATGCTTTAATAGCTGGTAATGTTTCTAAAGTATCTGATCAAGCATTAGATTTCTTAACAGGTAACATAGGTGCTGGAGAAGCCTTTACAAGAAACGTAGAACGTGGTATAACCGCATCAATGCGTGGAGCAGGTCAGCTAGTTAGACAAGCTGCTCCATCAGCCTTCGAACAAACTGTAGCTCCTTCCTCTCCTGAAGAAGTACAGCTACCACAGTTTACAGAGACACCAGACATTGAACGTGAACGTGCTGCTAGGATGGCTAGAGAAGTACGTCCTGTAGCAGGTTATGGTGGTCTTATCACTGGTGCTGTAGCTGATCCTCTTAACTTAGTACCTGTAGCTAGAGCAACTAACGTAGCTAGAGGTATTGCTGGCGGTGCTACAGCAGGTGGATTAGCTGGTGTATTAGAACCTACCTTCCAAGAGTTTGGAGATTCTAGACTACAGAACATCGCTGTCGGTACTGCCTTTGGTGGGGCTGTAGGTGGCTTAATTGGTAAGTTCTTTGGTAAAGAGCTTGACAATATTTCTAAAGGTGCTAGGACTATTGACGAACCTACACCAACACCAACCCCTGAAGTACCACCAACAGCAGCAACCATTGAATCTCCTGAAGTACAACGTATCCTTGATGAGTTAGGATCTACAGGTGCAGTGCCTAGACAGGCTGCACTGTTGACAGAGCAACCACCAAGGATGGGTCTTGCTGAAATCATGCAGCGAGAGCAGGCCAGGATGTTCCCTGAAGAGGTGCAACCAGAGGCTGCTCTACTGAGAGAAACACCAACAGAAGAGCCTACAGGTCTTGCTAGAGTTATGCAGATGGAACAGCAAAGACTAGCTCCTGAAGAAGCTCCTCAGCAAGCTGCAC